CAACAACTAAACCACAAACTTCAGAAGGAAACATATCCTCTGCGTGTTTTTGTGCCTCTATTCTCCAATTACTCATGGAAAGCTCCAACGCCAGGAAATTGCCTTGGAAGAACTTGTCTTTTAGGAATTTTTACATTAGGCAAATCCCAAATTGCACTCAACTCAAACTCAACCATTTCTCTATTTTCTGTAGATTTACGACTTATTATATAAATTTGATCTCTACTGGTTGCATTTGTATTAGCAGTTGATTCACCATCTAAAAACATAGCTAAAGTTTGTATTCTCGTTACCTTTGCATTTAATAAATCATTACCTGGTGTAACTTGATTTACTTCTATAAGAATAGATGAAACAGTTGACAATAAATTACTTACACGAATTGTAGGTCTAGGAATTCCATCGTTTTGACCAGCTTTTTGATCAAATCCTTCTGCTGAAATCGGCATAGGAGTATAGTTTTGGCTTCTAAAACGTATAACACCTACACCATTAGCTTTCATGCCAGAATGCCAATAATATTTAGTAGTTACATTAGATGGATTACCAGTTGCATAATGTGTTCCTTCCACAAGTTCTAATTGAAACAATTCAATAACTGCACTTGGATCTGGTTTTTGTAATTCAGTTATATAAGAAGATGTCATGGCTCAAACACTTCACGAAATACTAATTCAATATCATTTAAATCATGTGAAGAAATTGTTACTTCTGGATCCTCACAAATCCATTTACCTGTAGCACCAAAAGGAGGAGTCCAATCAAAGGATGATGCTCCATTATTACCTTTCAATGGATCTGATAAAAAATTTAAAATATTAGTAGTTACAGTATCTGACCTATTTAAAAAAGATAATGAAAATGTTCTTCTTGATGCATTAATCCCTCTCTGAATACGCTGCTCATAACCATCCCCTAGTTCTGTTCGTAAAATATTATTTTCAATTTTTAACTTTGGAGAATAACTTGGTGATACGTCAGAACCAACGCTAGAAGAATCGAAAGTAGCCATTATGTATAAAGAAGACCTCCAGGTCGTTTTTGTTTAATAAGTTCCGCTTCTATAGCAGTACCTATCATTTTACCTAGTTGTGTTGCTTTCATATTATTACCTTGAGCAGAAGTTCCACTAGCATTTACTGAAACATTAACAACATTACCACCACCTCCAGAGGATTCAACTCCAAGTTTCCCACCTTTACCACGTTTTAGTGGCATAATGGCCTCTGGCGAACCAGCTTCAGCCATTAAACCAACTGCTCCATTGGCAAGAGGAAAAACGGAAGGACGCTTAATTACGCCCCCATAGCTGAAAGGAACAACTTTATTTTGTGCAAAGACATTACCTTTAGCACTTCCCTTTACTTTTCCACCTTCAACAACACCACCATCTTCTAGATTAAAGAGCTTCTTGAATGGACTAAATATTGTTTGAAATAATATTGCTTTTAATATCATCTTTTGAAGATCTATAAGTATAGATCTTGCAAGTTCTCCAAATGAAGCTTTTCCTGTAACCATTAAATCAACAAAAGAATCTGCTAATCGATCAACAGCACCAATTGCATATTGCCCTATGTTTGTTCCTAAATCAGTAACTGAATCATATAACTCTTTGAATGATTTTTTAAAGTCAAATGTTGCATCTTTTGCATTCTTTAAAGCTTCTCTAACGTAATCAATATTAATACCTAATTGTTCTGATAATCTTACTGCTTCTTGCTCTAATTTTATTTGATCAAATTTTTCTTGTGTAATCTGACCCGATAATAATTGAAAATCTAGAAATGCATTATATTTTTGATTTTCTGCTTTTTCTTCTTCATCTCTTAATTGTCGAGTGAAATCTAATCTTGTTTGTAAATCTTTTGATGTTTCTTCTTTATTCTGTCTAAGTTTCTCTTTTATTTGATCTAAAGTCATTTTAAAATTCTCACCTTCTACTTTGGACATATCATCAAGTATTTTTTGAGCCTGTATGTCAAGCTGTAATGCGTCATATTTTTCTTGTGTAATAAGTCCTAAGTCAAGTTTATATTTGTTTATCGTGTCCTCACTTGGTGGAGTAGTAGCATCTGGTAGATTACTTGTTTTGTTTCCTCCCTCTTCACCAAGACCTTTTTTTAATTCCGCTAAATCAGCTTCTAATTGACTAAGCCTTGATTTTTTTCTTCCAGCTAATTTATCATTTCCTCTATCCTCAAGCTCTTTTATTTGTTTCTTAAGACTTTCAATAGCTGATTCAGTCTTTTTAATAGCATTACCTAAACCTATACCCATAAATCTATTAAATGCTTCTATTGCACCTGTAATTGCATCAACAATATTTCCAAAAACTCTCTGAAACGCTGCTCCAATAGGTTGCAAAATAGTACCAACTGCAAGTTTTAACCTATCCATTGATGTTGCTAGTCTTTGACCAGCATCAGCACTAGAATTAGCTACCTCTTCCGCTGTTTTTGCAAAATCAAGATTTAACTTTTTAGCAAAGTTCATTATTTGATCTAAACCAACAACACCATCTCTCAAGTCTTTTTGTAATTTCTGCAAACTACTGCCATTTGCTTCCGCAAATTTAACCACCGCGCCAGCCAAGCGTTCACCGAGCTGGCCTTGTAATTCTTCTGCCGACACCTTACCTTTACCAAATATCTGCGACATCGCTCGGATCGCAGATTGTACATCTTCTGCATTACCACCAGTCGCTTTTATAGCATTTGAAACTCCAGTAAATACTTCTTCTGCGTCTTCAATAGTTCCACCAGCACCTAACACAGAAGCAGATAAAGTAGTAAATTGTTTGGTAGATGCAGCTATCGGTACGTTTAATTTTTTTGATGTATTAGCAATTACATCAAGACCTTTAGTAAAATCTTTTTGATTTTTAGTAACACCTTTTAAAGCTATTTGTAATTTTTGTATTTCTGCTGCGTAACTAGCAGATTCTCCCGCAAAATTGGCTGCCCCTGCTACTGCTGTAACACCCAATCCAATACCAGCACCAGCAAGGCCACCCGCCAATCCAGCTTTTGACATAACGCCAACTCCAGCTTTTGCAGCATTGGCAGCAGCACCAGCACTAGCTAATCCACTAATAGCTGGAGGCAATCCTAAAGAACTCCCAATATATGCACCAGCACCTCCAATAGCTGCTGCACCACCTGTACCTAAACCAGCAAACATTCCTCCTTTTGGTTGTGTAGCTGTTTGGTTAAAAGATTGCAGTTTTACTCTATTAGACTCTATTTCTCTTCCTAATCTTTTAAATGCAACACCCCCTGCTTTTACCTCGTTTCTAAGTGCTTTTAATGTTCTTTCTTTTTGTTTAAATTGATTTATAGTTTTTGGAACATATTGTGTTACATCTTTTATATTTCTAAGTAAACCTTTAAAACTACCTTCTGCTGGTTTTGAGATTTTTTGTAGATTTTTTAATTGTCTTGCTAAACCAGTAAGATCTTCTAGACCTGTAATATCTAAATCTAAAATAAACTTTTCAACTTGTTTAGCCACTATTTTTTCTCCTTATTAATTTCAGCTAAAGCAGTTGCTTCCATTAGTTGTAAACCTTCAAACATTTCTTGTCTGTTATCTATATTGTATACGTCAAATAGTCCTCCGTTAAGTAAGAGAACTTCATATTTTATTCCTACCGCACCTCCAAAGGACATATTCCATTGTGTTTGTGTTCTTAGGAACATCATAACAATTTCCCAATTATCTTCAAACACTTCAAAATCTTTCTTGACATCTGGCTGCTTCTTTAATTTAATACCAAATGCTTTTGCATCATCTTGGGTATTATCTATAGTCTCTATGCCACCCGAAGCCCAGTATTTGGCAGCATCGACTAGTTTCCCGCTTGTGCATTTCCATAAAATCCTCTAAAAGCATCTAAAACACCTTTAACAAAATCTACATCCTCACTAAATTCTTTTAAAACTGTCTTACTAAAATTAATAGGAGTACCATCTTCCTCATTAATATCTTCCCAACCAACTAAAATTTTTTGCAATGCAGAAAATTCATCTTCATTATCAAAGTTATCTAATTCAGATCTTTTTAATCTTTTAAATTTGCCAATAAATTTATCAACATCAAATTCTCCAGGTGTATCTAATGAAGGACGTTTAACCTCTACAGGCCAGGGATAGATATTTCCCTTCTTTCTGACAAATGCCATAAACAGTAAATAATATATATACTTCTATACTTTAGCTAGGAAGTCAATGTTTATGTATAAATTAAGCTAAATTCATCTCCTTCTGCTGCTGTAGAAGATGTGCTTGGTACAAGAGTAAAAGGTATATCCAGCATGACAACACCTTGCATCTCACTATAAGCAACATCTCCAATGTCAACTCTAGAAGAAGTTAATTGAACTTTATTGCCAGCAGTTGTTCCGTGTAAAAATTGCAAATTTCCTAAAGAACCTTCCGCAAGTGCAGCAGCAAAATAATCCTTAGTAGCTAAAGAAACAGCTTCTATTGAAACAGAACCAGTTGCAGCCCTATCAGTAATAAGCACTTCTTTAGCAGAAGCAGCACCAACAAGTTCTCTATATTCAACAGTATTACCTAAATCCATTGTTACAGATTGTAATAAACCAGCGTAACTTAATAGCTGAAATCCTGATGTATTTCCATTCTTGAATATTAATGGCGATGCTTGATCACCATAAGTTATTGATGGCAAAGCAGCATCTGTAGGAGCTACATACTCACCAGTAAACGTAAAGTCAATTCGTGGGATTGCCCCAACCTCGGCTGCCAATGAAAATGTACCTCGGCAATTAATAGCCTTATGTAGGACACCATCTACGTTGTAGTGAATAGTAACTGTTTCAATGCCTGTAGACATTGGTTTGTAAGTGCAAGATGTTCCAGAAGCAATTGTTTCCTTCATGCCACAGGCTTCTAAGGCTTTTGAATATCTAGGAGGAGTTCCAGCTGTGCCTGATCCCGCAAGTTCCACAGAAAATGTACATTCAACCTTTGTATTTGCTAATAACTGTTCACTAGCACCAAAATAAGGTCTAACAACATCTCTATTTACTACATCACTTGATTGTGGTGTGATACTCAAATCAATAACTTGTACTGCATCAGTAGCTCCAACAGTTGCTTCTGAAGTACCAGATTCAGTTTCAATAAGAATAACTCTTTTTCTTTGCAATAATGCCATTGGAGTTTTATTTAGCGTTCATTTAATATATTAGTCCAACAAGGTTGTTAGGTTGAAAGATTGTTATAAGAACTCTTATAATCTATGTCAAATTCAACAGAAACAATCCCTGCTGGCTCATCTGCTTCTAATATTTCAAAGTTAGTTATTGCAGGTCTTATATCAATTGCTAAACCTCCAATTGTGGTATCGGTTAAAAGTTTTGTATACAAACTATTAACAGTAGGATCTGCAACTTTATCTGGTATCTTACCTCTTACAATCACAGATACTCTTATTCTTAATTCCCATGTAATCTTATCAAAAGTAGTATTTGCGTCCTTCGGATTATCACTTACAGGTTCTATGATTATGGCTGGAGTAGCTGCTTTGGTAAATGCTTCGGGGCGACTTCTATATATTCTTGTTGCTACTCCTGTATTACCTGTAAGCTTTGTTTTTAATGCA